CGCACGCGCAGATTTTTTCGACATGACCGAAATTTCCGAGCCGAAAGACTTGTTCGGGCTGCCGCTGCGGGACCTTCCGAGCAAGCGGGGCCGACGTAAGCTGGTGTTCGCCGAGGAAGTCTATGAAAGGGTTAGGGATTTACGCGCGGGGAATATGAGCCAGGAGGAGATTGCGGTCGTCCTTCGGATCAGTGTCCCCACGCTGGTGAAATATTTTGGATCGGAGCTGACCGAGGGGCCGACCCTGCGCAAGGCCGAGGCGATCGAGTTGCTGGCGCGCAAGGGGAACGTCTCAGCGATCAAGGCCTACAAGGCGGAGATCGACAAACAGGGCGCCTCGGCGGCCCTGAAGGCGCGAGAGCAAAACGCACCGCGCGCGCCGGCGGCGATCAGGATGGGCAAGAAGGAAGCGCGCCAGGAAGAGGCCGAGAACGTGGTCGCCGCCGGCGGCAAGTTCGCGCCGCCTGAAGCGCCCAAGCTGTTCAACTAACCTCCGGCCCGTCGCTTCGCTGCTTGAGGCCGCTGATGCAAACCCACTCGACCGCCTGCCTCGACTGGCGCGAGCGGATCGTCGCCCGGCAGTCGCTGATCCCGCCGCCGATCTTTCCGGACGAGGCCGCCGCCGCGCTCAACGTCTTCAAGTCGCTGAAGATCGTCGATGCGCCGGGCAAGCCCTCCTTCGGCGACGCCTGCGAGGACTTCGTCTTCGAGTTCGTCGCCGCCATTTTCGGCGCCTACGACGCCACGGCGGCGCGGCGCCTGATCCGCGAGTTCTTCCTGCTGATCAGCAAGAAGAATTCCAAATCGACCATCGCCGCCGGCATCATGCTGACGGCCCTGATCCGCAACTGGCGCCACTCGGCCGAGCTGCTGATCCTGGCGCCGACGAAAGAGGTCGCGAACAACAGCTTCGGCCCGGCAAAGGATATGATCGCCGAGGACCCGGAGTTGCGGAACCTTCTACGGGTCCAGGACCACACCCGGACGATCACCCACCGCATCACCGAGGCGACCCTCCAGGTTGTCGCCGCCGATTCCGAGACCGTCTCAGGCAAGAAGGCCTCATTCGTCCTGATCGATGAGTTGTGGCTGTTCGGAAGGCGCGCGAACGCCCGCAACATGCTCCGCGAAGCGACCGGCGGCTTGGCCAGCCGCCCCGAAGGCTTCGTGATCGCCCTCTCAACCCAGAGCGACGACCCGCCGGCGGGCGTCTTCCTCGACTGGCTACGCCGGTTCCGCGACATCCGCGACGGCAAGCTGATCGCCCCACGCTCCCTCGGCGTCCTCTACGAATTCCCGGAGGACATGATCAAATCGGGCGCCTACAAGAAGCCCGAGAACTTCTACGTCACCAACCCCAACCTCGGCCTGTCGGTCGACAAGGAATTCCTGCTCGACGAATACGCCAAGGCCCAGCGCGAAGGCTCCAAGTCCCTGGTGGGCTTCTTCGCCAAGCATCTGAACGTGGAGCCGGGCATGGGCGCCCGGTCGGACAACTGGGTCGGCGCCGATTTCTGGAAGCGCACCAAGGTGCGGCTCACCCTGGCCGACATCCTCGATCGCTGCGAAGTGGTCGTGGTCGGCCTGGACGGCGGCGGCCGCGACGACCTCTACGGCATGACCGTCCTCGGCCGCGAGTCGATCGAGGTCGAGATCGCTGCCGATGCCCCCGCTGGCGCGGCGCCGGACGTTTCAAGCGGCGAAGCGATAGGCCTTGGGACAAAGAAACGCGTCAAGCGCTGGCTATCCTGGTCGCACGCCTGGGCGCACCGGATCGTGCTGTCGCGGCGCCAGACCATCGCCAGCCTTCTTGAGGATTTTGAACGGGCCGGCGAGCTGACCTTCCAGGGCGCGCCTGAAGTTGGCGGCGAACTGTCCACCGATCTCGACGAACTCGACGGTGTCATCGAAAACATCGACCTGGCCGAGATTATCGACCTGATTGTCCAGATCCGCGACGCCGGCATCCTCTGTTGCGTCGCGGTTGACCCCGCCGGGCTCGGCGAGCTGATCGACGCCCTGGCCGAGGTCGGCATCGTCGAGGAAAACAAGGAAACCGGTCGCGACTACGTCATTGGCGCCGCCCAGGGCTACGCCATGATGAACGCGCTGAAAACCGCCGAGCGGAAGCTGACCAACGGCACGCTCCGCCACGCCGACCAGGCGCTGATGGACTGGTGCATCGGCAATTTGAAAATCGAGCCGACCGCCACGGCGATCCGCGCGACCAAGCAGAACGCCGGCGACGCCAAGATCGACCCCGCGATGGCCCTGTTCAACGCCGTGACCATCATGGCCACCAACCCCGAAGCGGTCCGTTCCGCCTACGAGGAGCACGGCCTTCTTTTTGTCTAAGAGGTCGCGCGCGATGGGTTACTGGTCGAGCGTCATCAGCGCGATCCGCGGCAAGAGCGCCATGTCGATCGACGACTGGTGGGCGGAATATGGTCCCCGGTCGTCCAGCTCGGGCGGCATGTCGGTCACCCAGCTGAGCTCGCTGCAGGTCTCGACGGTCCAGGCCTGCGTTTCCATCCGCGCGGAGGACGTCGCCAAGCTTCCGGTCCACGTCTACGCGTCGTTGCCGAACGGCGGCCGCCGGATTGTCGCCGACCATCCGATTGAGCGCCTGCTCCAGCAGCCGAACGACTACCAGAGCCGCTTCGAATTCGTCGAGCAGATGCAGGTCTCCATCCTGCTGCGCGGGAATGCTTATGCGGTGATCCTGCGCGACGGTCGCGGCCGGCCGACGGCGCTGGTGCCGATCAATCCCGACCGGGTGTGGATCTACGAAGCGCCCGGCGGCCAGGTCTTCTACCAGGTCGCGCGGCGCGGGCTGCATGAGACCGCCGTGCTGGCGTCCATGCCGATGATGATCCCGTCGGAGGACATCTTTCACCTGCGCTGGATGGCGCTCGACACCTCGCTCTACGGCGCCTCGCGCATCGGTCTCGCCCGCGAAGCGATCGGCCTGGCGCTGTCGCAACAGGAGCTGTCGGGTCGCCTCTCCGCCAACAGCACAAACCTCGGCGGGGTGCTGACGACCGACCAGAAGCTGACCAAGGACGCCGCTGAGCGCCTGTCCCAGGACTGGAAGACCCGCAAGCAGGGTCTGCGCAACGCCGGCGACACGGCGGTGCTGGAACAGGGCCTGAAGTGGGTCCCGATCGGCATGACGGCCGCCGAGGCCGAGCTGATCGCCGCCCGCGGCTTCCAGGTCCAGGAAATCGCCCGCCTCTACCGCATGCCGATGCACAAGCTGGGCATCGTCGAGCGCGGCGCGGGTTCGTCGATCCCCGAGATGAACCAGGAATACGCCAACGACGTCGTTTCCAGTGACCTCGGCCGCTGGGAAGCCAAGCTGTCGCAGACCTTCGACCTGGCGGCGGACGGCGTGTTCGTCGAGTTCGACGTCGCCGGCCTGATCCGCGCGTCGCTGATGACCCGCTACCAGGCCTACCGCGCCGGCATCACCGGCATGTTCCTCAAGCCGAACGAGGCGCGCCGCGCCGAGGGCCTGCCGGACGATCCGGACGGCGACAAGCTCTACCAGCCGACCAACATGGCGCCGCTCGGGTTCGAGCCCGCCGGCGCCGAGACGGGCCCGGGCAGCGATATCACCGGCCAACCCGCGCCGGGCGGTCTGGGTGATCCCGGCGCTGGCCCGCTCGATCCCGACACCGCACCCGACGACTGAGTCCCGCCCAATGCGAGGAAATTCCCAATGAGGCGAGCATTTCCAGGCTTCGGTCCGGATGTCGAGGCGCGCTACGAGCGTGCCGGCAAATGGCTGTTGGCCACGGTCTACGGCCGTAAGGCCTCGCGCGACTGGTGCGACAAGAAGGGCGTGGCGATCGTCAAGGCCGCGTCCGAAGGCATTGGCTCCGGCGGCGGCTTCCTGGTCCCCGAGGCGCTCGAAAACGCCATCCTCGACTTGCGCGACAGCTACGGCGCCTTCCGGCGGCGCGCCTGTAAGTGGCCGATGGGCTCGGACTCGTCGTCTTTCCCGCGCCGCATCGGCGCGGCCCAGGCCTTCTTCTTCGCCGAAAACAGCCCCGCGGCGAACACCAACACCAATATGGACGAGGTCAAGCTCACCGCGAAGAAGCTTGGCGCCCTGGTGCGCCTTTCGAACGAGCTGGCCGAGGACTCGATCGTCGACATGGTCGACTACGTCGCCAACGAACTGGCTTGGGCGTTGGCCGTGAAAGAGGATCAATGCGCCTTCAGCGGCGACGGCACCTCGGCGTATGGCGGCATGAAGGGCATCGGAACGATCGCCAACGACGGCGCTCACGGCCAAGCCCGGCAGGCGGCGAGCGCGGACGCGTTCGGCTCCCTGCAGGCCGGCGACATGGCCAGGCTCGTGGAAGGCGTCCGCGCCTCGGCCATCCCCCGCGCGGCCTGGTTCATGAGTGTCACGGCCTTCGCCCAGACCGTGATCCGTCTCGCGAATGCCGGCGGCTACCTTTACACCGGTCCGCTCGACAACATCGCCACCCCCTATTTCAACGGCTTCCCGGTCGTGTTGACCCAGGCGCTCCCGCTCTCCGCCACGGTGACTTCCGGGCTGCCGATGATGGCTTTCGGCGACATGTACGCCGCCGCCGTCCTCGGCCAGCGCCGCGGCCTGACCATCGCCCGCAGCGAGGACCGCTATATGATCGAGGACCAGCTCGCGATCCTCGCCACCGAGCGTTTCGACGCCGTCATCCACGACATGGGCGACAACACCAACAACGGCAGCCTCGCCGTCCTGGTCGCGCCCTAACCGCGCTTAGGCGCCGCGCACGCCGCGCACGCCGTGCGCGCGGTAGCGCAACGTAAAACGCGCTCAAGCAGCGCGCCTCTGGCGCGCGGTAGCGCAACGTAAGGATAAGGGTCGCCATGCCCATGAAGCTCCTCTCCACGGACGACTTCCGCGCCGCGGCCAAGGATGGCCAACGTCCGGATGGGACCGTGTTCCGGTTCTCCACGACTGAACCCCAGCAGCAGGGCGCTGAAGACGCCCGCACCATGCGCTTCGTCTTCAGCGACGCCACTGTCGACCACTCCGACGACAGCATCGATCCCAAGGGCTGGGACACCAGCCTCTTCAAGCGCAACCCGGTCGCGCTGTTCAGCCACATGAGCTGGGAGCCGCCGATCGGCCGGAGCCCCTACGTGGCCGTGGAAGGCGACAAGCTGGTCGGCGACATCGAATTCGCCAGCGCCGACATCTACCCCTTCGCCGACACCATCTACCGGCTGCTGAAGGGCAAGTTCATGAACGCCGTCTCCGTCGGCTTCCTGCCGAAGGAATGGGCCTTCAGCGCCGACAAGAACCGCCCCTACGGCATCGACTTCAAGAAACAGACCCTGCTGGAAATCTCGGTCTGCCCGGTGCCCTGCAACCCCAACGCCCTTGGCGAGGCGCGCAGCCTGGGCGTCGACACCTGGCCGCTGGTGGAATGGGCGGAAAAGGTGCTGGACAACGGCGATACCGTGTTCCTGCCCCGCAAGGATCTGGAAGCCCTTCGCACCCAGGCCAAGGGAACGGCGCCGACGCGCTATTATCTGCAGGCCAAGGGGACTATCAGCGCGGAAGCGGCCGAACGGGCCCGCGATGGACTGAAGCGCTGGCTTCAGGACCCAACCGAGGCCCTGGTCATCGACGACCGCTTCGTGCTCCGCGCCGCGGGCGACGACGCTGCGGACTGGAAGTGCGCCGCGGCCACGGATCTGCCGCTGGATGAGTCCGGCGACAGCTGGGATGGTCCTGCCGCCGCCGCGTCGATCTTTGAGCATGCCGGGGGCGCTGATTTCGACCCGGCCATCGCCCGCAAGGGTTTCCTGGCCTACGACGCATCCGCGCCGAAGCTGCGCGGGTCCTACAAGCTGCCCTTCGCCCATCTGCACGGCGACGTGCTAAAGGCTGACGCTGGCGGCCTGCGCGCCGCCGCCTCGCGGCTGCCGGATACGGACATTCCCGACGGCGTCAAGACCAGCGTGCGCACCGTTCTCGACCACTATGAGGCGCGGATGAGCCCCGCCGCCAAAGCCGCGCTCCGCGCCAAGGCCGGCCGTCGCATTTCGGCGGCGACGAAGGAAACGCTGGTGAAGGCCCTGGACCTGCACCAGCAGGCGATGGACAGCCACGCCGCCGCGGCAGAGTGCATCAAGTCCATCCTCGCCGACGACGAGGAAATGCCCCCCGACGAACCGGCGCCGTCCGACAGCCTCCCCGCCGAGCCGGAAGCCACGGTCATTCCCGACGACATGACCCCCGAGCAGCGCCGGCTGAAAGAAGCCCGCGAGCTCAAGGCCTCGCTGCCGAGCAACGACTGACGCGCTCAAGCGGTGCGGTCCGCGTTCGCGCGGTAGTGCAACTCAGGTCCCGACAACCAAGATCAGAGCGCCGCCCCGCGCGTCGCTCTGCCCCCAACACGCCCTTGGGCAAGGCGAACCGGCCCGCTGTGAAGCGCGCCATTCCCTCAGATGGAGCCTAGATTATGGCGAAGAAGCACGAACTGCGGCAGCAGCTGAGCAAGGCCGCGGACGAACTGGAGTCCATGGCCGGCAAGTCCGAAGCCGATGGGTTCAAGCAGGACGTCTATGACGCCCTGAAGGAGAAGATCGCCGATCTGCAGCTGCAGCTCGGCCGCGTCGAGGAGGCCGAAAAGGTCGCCGCCAGCCTCGCCACCCCGGTGGCGGGCCAGGACCGGCTGACCCCCTCGGCGCCCGCCAGCGCCCACAAGCTGTACGGCTCCTTGAAGAACTTCAAGGACCGCGAGATCGGCGGCCAGACCGTCCGCGCCGTCGACCAGGCCTACACCGCCGGCATGTGGTTCAAGGCGACGATCTTCGGCAACGCCGAGGCGATCGACTGGTGCAAATCGCGCGGCGTGCCGCTGACCAAGGCTCAGGGCGAAGGCGTCGATAGCGCCGGTGGCTTCCTGGTTCCGGAAGAGCTGCTCGCCAACATCATCGTGCTTCGCGAAGAATTCGGCGTGTTCCGCAAGGAATGCACCGTCATCCCGATGGGCAGCGACACCCTGAACTGGCCCCGCCGCGTCGGTGGCCTGACCGCCTACTTCACTGGTGAAAACCAGGCGACGACCGAGTCCCAGGCCCAGTGGGACGCCATCAACCTGACCGCCAAGAAGCTGGGCGCCCTGACCCGGATGTCCAACGAAATCGCCGAGGATGCGGTCGTCTCGATCGCCGACTGGCTGGTGGGAGAAATCGCCTACGCCTTCGCGGCCAAGGAGGACGCCTCCGGCTTCAGTGGGGACGGCACATCGTCCTACGGCGGCATTCGCGGGCTGAGCACCCTGTTCGGCGACGGTACTCATACCGCTGGCCAGTACCAGACCTCCTCGGCATCGCTGACCTCGCTGACGGTGGCCGACTTCACCGGCGTCATGGGCGTGCTGCCGCAATACGCGATCAAGAGCGCCAAGTGGTACATGAGCCAGCAGATGTTCTATTCCGCTGTCGGCACCGTCCTGGCCAAGGCCGGCGGCAACACCACCCTCACCCTGGCCGATCCGCTGACGCCGCGCCTGCTCGGCTTCCCGGTCGTGATCAGTCAACAGCTGCCGATCGTCACCCCCGGCTCGGGCCTTCCGATGTTCTACTTCGGCGACCTGGCCAAGTCCTCGGCCATGGGCGAGCGCCGCGGCGTGACCATCCGTCGGTCCGATCACCGCTACTTCGAGAACGACCAGATCGGCCTGCTGGGCACCGAGCGCTTCGACATCAACAACCACGACCTCGGCTCGACGACCGCCGCCGGTCCGCTGGTCGCCGCGAAAAGCCCGTAAGGAGTCTCTGTCCCAAGCCCTATCGCTTCGCTGCTTGAGGGCTTGGGCCCCTGGTTCGCCCTCCTTTTCCAACCCCATCCGCGCTCAACTTGCGCGCCCCAGGCGCGCGGTAGCGCAAGAAAGGACCCTTCCCATGCTTCCTCAGGCTAAACTGCTGCTGGACGCGACCCAAAGCGCCGGCTCCGCGACCAATGCGGGCACCTACACCTCGTCCAACATCGACACTCTGGGCCTGGACTACGTCACCATCGACATCTCGGCGACCACCCAGTCCGCCTCGACCCAGGCCGGCTCGCCGTCGGTGCTGAAAATGCAGGAAAGCGACACCACGGTCGCCTCCACCTTCGCCGACTGCGTCGGTTTCCGCGGCGGCTCCGCCACGGCGACCAACGTCGATTTCGTGGTCGGCATCGGCAAGACCTCGGGCCAGAACAACTACAAGTTCAACACCGACACGCGGCAGCGGAAACGCTACCTCAACATCGTCATCTCGCCGACCACGACCCAGACCTTCCAGGTCACGGCGAACGGCTACCGCAACGAACAGGCGCCGATCACCGCCGCCAAGGCCAACGTCCTGTCCCTCGTCGAGGGCTAGGCCGCGCCTGACCGCGTGACGCGCACGGCGTGCGCGTCACGCGGGGTCACTCCCTCTCCCATTGGGAGACGGTGGCCCAAAGGGCCGGTTGAGGGGTTACGGCGCCGCCGGGCTAACCCCGACCGTCCGTAACCCCTCAACCTCCCACGCCCTACGGGCGCGGGCCCCTCCTTCTCCCTCAGGGAGAAGGGATCGTCAAAGGACCGACGCGCCATGCCCAAACATAAACCCGACCACGTCGCCGCGCTCGCGGCTCAGCTGCTACCCGCTCACGGCGGCGTCGAGATCCACCACATCCGCCGCTCGATCGCGACGGCCAAGGTGCTGCTCGACGAGGTCCAGGCCTGCGCCGAAGCCGAAGACGCCGCCGCGGCGGAAGCGGCTGACGCCGCCAAGGCCGCCATGACGCCCAAGCCCGAAAAGGGCGCCAAGGCCGCCGCGGAAAAGGTCGCCGAGTAAACCATCCGGGCCGACACCCGGACCAGACGTCAGCGCTGACCAGATGGGGACCGGGTGTCGGTCCGGTCCCCATCGACCCCCATCCTTTTTGCGCTACCGCGCTTCGCGCTGCTTGAGCGCATCCCCGCGCTACCGCGCTTCGCGCTGCTTGAGCGCGCCTCCCGACAGAGGAACTTCCCCGACATGCTTAAACTCGACCTCGGCGCCGGCCCCACG